TTGAATAATTCGATCATTTGTTGTATCTGAAAGGGCATCTTCCATTCCCTGATATAAATCATCAGTAATGGCCACTTTTGAAGCACCAAATCCGATAATCGTTCCCCCTACCCCTGCGCCAAAATATGAAACCATTTTTGCCCCGTTTACATTCCATCCCATCAGATTTTTTTTATCATCAGAAAGATTCAATCGGAATACTTCTTTGAATCGCTGCGATTTGACAATGGCGCGCACATCATATGAAAATTTTACATATAATGTCGCGGTGCAAGTATTTCGCATAACTGATTCGCGCGGATTCCTGCCCAATATCCAGGCGCAAAATAATGATGTAATATATGATTTTCCTGCCCTTGGTGGCATTGATATGGCCAATGATTGAATCTTTCCATCTTCAATCGCCTGGAATCCATCTGCCACTTCCTTCAGAAATGCGCGATCCCTGAAGAATTCAGCATCCAAATAAATGCAGAAATGCCAAAATGATCTGCGCGATAATTCCTGCAAAAATATCTGCTTTGCTGCATCACTTCTTTTCATCTTCTTCATCCTTCATCAGCGCAATTAATTCTTCCGTTGAAAGATCAGAAAGATCAGGCCCTGAATGATTATTGAAATCAATTTCCTGCTTTTCAATATATCCGCGCCCCCTTCCTTTGCACTTCAGAAAGAAAATTGTTGCTGCCGTTTGCCCTGCTTGAATTTGCCGATGCAATGATGATTCAGCGAAATCCAATGCCACTTCAGAAAGATCATTCACCTGATTCGCATAATCTTCATCATCTTTAATCCATCGATAATGCGTATCGCGTGAAATTCCTGCCACTTTTGCAGCTGAAGAAACAACGCCCAATGATTTTTCCAATGCAGCGATCATTGCCTTTTTTAATGTGTCCGATTTTGTCAGATTGCTTTTTGCCATATCATTGAATTTATGCGCCCCCGATCGGAATCTTCAGGATCGGATTAATATCATATTTCTTCCCCTTCTTTTCAGATCGATTTCGATTATCAAATTTCACGATTTTGCTGCCCCATTTTTCCTGAAGCATTCGATTATGATCCAATTCCCTTTCGATATTTCTATATTCAGCGCATCCCCCTGGAAGATCATTTTGATTGCAATTGTAATGATACATATTCAGACGCAAATTCTTCCGATATTGATTCAATATTTGCAAAGTCATATCATAATCTTCTTTCAAAAAGATTCTTTCATCATATCGCAATGGATTCTTCCGATGGGCCTGAAATGGGCCGCCAATATATGCGCGCGTGCCGAATGGCGTAAATTCCATGTATGCCCCCTTATCCATTACGCAATTAATGCCCCAAAAATGCACATCCATATCTTCAGCCAATTGGAATCCTTCGCTGATCATCTGATGCACTTCATCTTCATTCAATCTTTTGGATTCATTTCCATTCCACCTTCCGAAATAATTGATATCATCATCGATCAGCACAATATTTTCGCAATCGGCATGATCCAGGATATAATTCCGAATTTTGCACAAATTGCCCTGCGCTGAATCAGGAACAATCCAAAATTTATCATGCTTCCCTTCATAATCTTTCGCTTCACTTTCCCTGATCACATAAATCAGATCAGAAATATATTCATGCGATTTGCATAATTTGGGCCTTTTATATGATGGGGCGAAAATTTTATAATTCATCATGCAGCTTTTTCAGATATTCCGCGCCATCGATAACCCTGCCGATTCCTTTGGCCCATTTCTTTCCATTAGTCCTTTTCGCATATACGCCTTCCTTCAATTCAAAATGCGTAATGGCCTGAAGCCAATTGATCCGATTATCGAAATAAATCACCACATAATTATGTTCTTCATCCAGGAATTCGGAAAATTCTTCATCCCCCTGGATCACATAATCATCTTTTTCCTTCCCCAATGGCAAATCCAATCCCCATTCATTCAATGATTCCTGATCCCATTCATTTGCAATGATATCCCAATCCCATTCGCCAAATCCCACATTATCTTTCACAATGAATTCCGCTTTTTCTTCTTCAGATAGATTGATTGCAATCTGAATCGGGATTTCATTCAATCCTGCGCGAATGGCTGCGCGATATCGCATATTTCCACCCAAAATGATTCCTGCTTCATCCACGATAATCGGGCGCAATGGCAGCATCCATGGCGCGCTTTTGATTGATTTCACTAATTGTCGAAATTTTTCATCCTTAATCAATCGCGGATTCCCTGGATTTGATTTGATCTGATCCTTTTGAATCTGAATCATTTCGCTGATTTTCACTTCCTGATCGAAGATCATCATGGAATTGATATTCACATCCTGCCCGAAAATTTTCATTTTTTTAATTGCCATTGATCATCCATTTGATTAATTGGGCCAATCCATATAATGCCAAGATTCCACCATATCGGTAAAAGGCCATAATCATATGATGCTGCTTTAAATATGATCGATGCGATACGGATTCCTGCCAAAAAAGAAGGGCCACAATAATTCGATCACCAATCACAAAAATGATCCATATTGGCAGCAATAAGAATCCACCAATCATTTTGATTTTTTTCAATATTTCTTTCATATTCCTTTTTTAATATCAGGGCGATGGAAAGGAAAGATCATAAAATGTAGGAAAATTTGATCAAAACCATCGCCCCGATTATATTAATCATCGAATCAAAGGTAGTAAAATTCTCGAATATTCATATTCCTTTGAATTTAAAGCAAAAAAAAAGGATGCACCCCGAAAGATGCACCCCCTTTGAAGGCATTCATTAATCATTAATCATCGATCATGGCCTGCCCTATCTTTGCCAATGATGAATCAGTCAATCCCCTTTTCCCATCCAGGAAAAGATATAATTGCGAAGGATGTACGCCTGATTGCTTTGCCAATTTATTCACTGATTTCGAATTTTCCTTCAGATGATCTTTGATCAGGATTCGGGCCTGAATGCTGATTGCTGCCAATTGCCCTTCACTGATCATTTCGATTTCTTTGATTTCTTTCTTCATATCAATTCAGATTAAAATGGAAGATCATCATCTTCCAAATCATTATTCATTTGCTGAATGGCATCTTCCGCAAAATTCCCTTCAATATTGCCCATCGGCCTGCTGCCATTTCCTGATCCTGATCCTTCGCCAATCCTTTCAATGCGCCATCCCTGAAGCGTATTGAAATATTTTGCTTCGCCCTGGGGATTGATCCATTCACGCCCCCTGATATTCACTGAAACATTCACCAATTCGCCTTCAGCATATTGATCCAATATTGCGCAATTATCCTGATGGAATTCCACCATGATATTCTGCGGATATTCGCTTTGCGTGGCGATTACTACTTCGCGCTTTTTAAATTTATCACTGATCACAACTTCATTCATGATTCTTTTGATAATTCCTTCGATTTTTGCTTCACTCATTTTGATTGATTTTTGATGATATATACTTCATTATTAATTTTATTCAATTGGAAAACTTTTCGATCCTTCGCATTTTCCTTCATTTCAGGGAAAATCATTTGCACAAATTCTTTCGAACTGAAAACCAAATTCCCTTTCTTTCCTGGCTTTCGATTTTTGCCATATAATTTGATGCCATTATCAGAAAAAACAATGCACAGATCACTGCCAATTTTCCCGATCTTAACATTATCATGATCTGAATCGATATCATTTGAAAATGTGCATCCAAAATTGGCCTGCTTCCCTTTTTCCAAATTATACCAAATCGAAATGCTGCATCCCCCCAACATTCTGCCACGCTTTTTTTCATTATTGAATTCAAAGAATTCGATCACATTTTGATTATTCATTTTTTTTATCTTTTGATGGTTAAAAAATTCTTTTTTGCATTCAGCTGATCCGAATATTGATGATAATATTTGCGGCATAATTCCACCCTTTCTTTCATCTGATCAATCACATCCTGATCCCTTTTGAATTCAAATGCTTTAATTCGAAGAACTTCAGGAATATGATCAAATTCCATCTGCGCGCGCACTGCATCATCAAATTCATTCGAAGATTCGATCATCTTATTTTGCCACGCCTGCCGCCTGATTTCATCCTGGATCATATCTTCAGGCGAATTCACCAAACAATATGCAAGGATGGCCCGATCCTTCCCTGCCAAATCCATATATGCCTGAAGCTGATAATAATAATCGCGATTTGGAATTTCATCTTCAAACCATGGGAAAGTATTCCCATCCCATGATGATTTCACATCGATCACCATATCATCATGCAATAAATCAGGCGTACCCGTAAAATGATCATTTTCGAATGATTCTTCATTCTTCTTCAGATTGAAAAGGCCATAAACGCGGCCGAATAATTCGATGGAATCATCTTCGCATTCATTTCCCTTATCCATTGCCTTCGACCAAAAAACCTTCTTAATGCCGAATTTTTCCTGAAGCAATGCTTCCTGCACCCTGGAAAGGGCCGATTTGCTGATTTCTTCTGATTTGGATCGCGGATTAGTCATGATTTTTCCGATTTGCGATGCCCTTTCTTTATATTCTTTCATTTTCCTACTTTTTTAAATAATTATCATTGATTTCTTTGATCCATTCTTCCTTCAGATCATAATCTTTGATCAAAGAATTTGGATCATATTCGCCTTTTTCAATTGCCTGAAGGGCCTTCACATATTGCGATTCAGTAAGGGCCTTTTTTTTCGGCTGATGCTGCTTTGCAATTGGCTGAATTTTCTGCGGCATTGCCTGATCATTTGAATGCAATGAATCCGCATCATCGATTGCGCCCGTAGGAATCATGAATGCATAAAGCAATGCATATTTCAGCGCATAGGTAGTGGCCTTTCCTGCGCTTTTATCCTGGGAATCCACCCCATGCCCATATCCCTGAATGATCTTTGATTCGCCTGATTCATGCAATAATTCATATCTGCATAATGCTTCAGTGAAAATCGATTGCTTTTGCTTTGCCTGGCCATTCCATATTTCTTCCCATCTTTCGATTTTTACTGATGGAATGATTTCAATTGGCAAAATGCATAATCCTGCCCTTTCCATTGCATCCCCCACGATCTTTTTCACATCCTTATCGGCCACGCCTTTATATGAATTATTTCCTGCGCC